ACTTCTTTGCAATTTCATAAACTTGATCATGAGATTGGCAGTATCCTTAACGTCCTGCAAGGCATCATGGGAATTATCCTTACTCATCCCAAAATAATCTCGCATATAATCCATGCTATAACCCTTAACGTCATGGTTGTTCTCAAACCAACAGTAGATATGCTGCATGACATCGATAGTAAAGATGGGATTAAAAATTTTCTGACAGTTCTTCTTTTCATCCAAGGGGCCGTATTGCTGACACATTCTCTCAACGATTGGCATATCATACCCATTAATATTGTAGCCAGCCGCAATTGGTGCCCAGTATGAGGTCTTCTTAAAGTTATACTTGTCGCAAAATTGTGCAAACTTTTTCCACACACCCTTTGGTAGCGGAGCCTTGGCAAGACCCTTTCTTGTTTTTCGGGTTATCTCAAGAGCTTTCTCTTCTAGAGGCCCCACACCGGCAGCGATTGCTTTCTCATCATCAATAATCGGCCTCATTTCACTATTAAACACGCCGCCGGGCTGTAACTCCAGCTTTCTTGCGTGAATAGCTACAGCCGCAATCTGGGTTGGCTGACATGTGTGAGGATTGGCTCCACCAGTCTCAAAGTCAAATACAATAATATCTCGAAAGTTTGCCATACTTAATATACCTTATTTTTAAGTTCCAAAAATTTATCTACAGCATCATCTAAGCTGTGATACAACTCATGAGTTCTGTGCCTATCTGACCAAACCTGATAATTTGCCCCCCTTCCGGCGGGCCGATTAAGATAGTCGCTAAGGTTGCATATAGAAACACCGTTTGATTCTATGGAACATCCGGAGAAAATGATAGATTTGTATTCTTGTTTACTGGCAGTGTTTTCGTTATGTTTCATTTGAAATATCCATTATCTTACTAAGTAAATCAATCCCGAGAACATCAAACTTTACATGTCCCTGAGCCTCAAGCGCCGTCATCTCAAAAGCCACTATTGGATCTCCCAGCTTATCGACTGTCATGGGACAAACGTCAGCCAATTTGTGCTTGGAGATAATGACACCGGCTGGATGCTTTCCTTGCGATTTGTTGGTTCCTTCGATTTTCATGGCCTGCTCAAACAGGTGCGCTAATGATCCGCTTAAGTTACCATCGTCATCCATAATACACCAGTTTTTTAGATCGTCGGGCTCGTTTTCTAAAGTCCATCTGATAATAGACTTATCTTCCATTAGCTCAAGCTGATCAGAAATTTTAGCTTCATCTGGTATACTATCAGTTATCGTGTTCATTTCCATAAATGACACAGCGTCGTTAATTCTTAGAACCTCTTTCAGAGCGGCCCTTCCCTGTAGTCTTCCAAACGTTATCATCTGTCCAACCTTACCATGTCCATATTTCTCCTTAATGTAGTCAATCACCTCGTCTCTGTGTTCTGATGGTATATCCATATCAATATCTGGAAGCGAAGTATACTCATCCGTATTTCGTCCCTCATTATAAAATCTCTCAAAAATAAGCCCATATTCGATTGGGTCCACTTCTGTTATTCCTATTAGATATGACACTAGACATCCGGCGGCAGATCCTCTTCCGGGGCCAGCAAGCCAACCTCTTTCTTTAACGTGGTTGATGATGTCTTGCACAATGAGGAAGTATCCAGAGAGGCTTGCCCCAAAGATAACCTTAAGCTCTTTTTTTATTCTCTGTAAGTATATGTCTTTTTTTTCTTTGTTTGAAATTTTTTCCGAAGAAATTAGTCTTTGCTTCCATCCGTTTCGACAAAGTTGCGTCAGGTGCCCATCTTCATCCACTCCCTCTGGACACACAAATTTTGGAAGCATTGGCTTTGATGCGATTTCGTAGTCATCGCACATGTCGGATATTGCGTTAAGAAGCCGAATGGTTTCTTCATTATCCGGAACCTCTTGTGATTCTGGAAGGTGAAAATCGTCACTCTCGAAAAATTTCTGATTATCTACACTTTCTCCCAAAGCGAGTCGGGAGCGAATTTTGGGTAATGTTGTTTTCATCCCGGAGCAAAGAAGAATGCGATGCGCTTCGGCTTCGTCCTTGGTTACGTAATAAACGCCACGGTCAGAGTATGGATAAGAAAAATGATTGCTCCCAAACAATTTTTTATATCCGTTTTGTGGTTCATTTGTGATGCAAATTAAGTTTCCCCTTCTTGCGACATCTTTAAACAGATCAAGTCCACCCCGCGAAACTATCTTGATAAGGTCAAACCATCCGTCTTTGTTTTTGGCAATAAGTAAATATGTTCCAAAATCGCAGCCGATAATCGGCTTTATGCCATGCTTGCGACACGAGTCGTGAAAATCCATCGCTCCCGATAAAGACTCCGCGTCGGCAATGACACAGGCTGGATAACCGTACTCCTTACACTTTTGTGCTAATTTGTCACACTTTGAAAAAGCCTTCAGTAGACTGAAATGCGTTTTACAATTAAAAGGTATCCATTGCATTCAATTGTTTCCTAAATTTTTCAAGAGGCTGTTTGTGTAATTCAACATTTTCTTTTCTTAATTTGAGCTTGTCACTCAGGTGTTTAGCCAAGTTTTCTGGTATCAGCGTATCGTGGCAATAATTTGCGACCTGATACAAAAATTTTCTACAGCTTGGCATCTGTGTAAAATTTAAAATTTTAGACAGAACTGTGTCTAGTTCTCGCCAAGGGGTTTTAAAGTGTGGAGCAGTCTCATAGTACCAAAGTCTTGGAAGTTGTTCAACAAGGGGTATTGCCCCCATCATTATAGATTCAAAGAACCTAAATGTCTCATAACTATGAGCCCCCCGAGGACATAACGATACTTTAGATTCCGACAAGATATCTATGTATTCTTCTGACGGTAACCCATTTCCAAATCCATCGGTATATTTTATGAAATATTTAAACTTATCGCCGGATTTATTCACCAACTGATCCAAATGTCGTCTAAAGCAATCTCGCGTACCCGTGTCGGGTATCTGTCCGACGAAAGAAAAGTCGTACTTCCTTTCTGATAGAGGCTTGACAATCTTATTCTTGGACTCCATGAATGGCCCAAGTGGCATCGGGTACGCGAGAGGATTATGCATCGGATCGCCCCACTCGTCCAGCATAAAGTAATGCTGAAAAATTGCAAACACGTCTTCCCGAAAAAATTCGCCGGGAACATCGTGAGTTTCCCTAGAGGTAGAAATTACCACGTTGAGTTTGTTATCAGGATAAACAGGAAGCGATTGAGCCCTGTCGTACTTAACAATAACTCTATACTCATCGCTCAAAAAGTGGGCGAGCCTTTCGGAGGTATCTAAGGTAAAATGGTTACCTAAGTCAAATTCCCCATCTAGATCTATGAACTGTGCTGGCATATTTGTTCCACCGACTTGAGGTTACCTATCTCCATGTTGTAGCAATCCGATTTTACTTGGAAGTTATTATTACCATCTCTCTTTCCCTTCTGTAGAAATCTGGCGTTTTTAAAGTAATCTTCTTTTCCACAGTATCCCAGAAGCCAAGCTCTTGTCCACCTTCCGTTAATGTTCTCAAGTCGAACAAAAACGTAGTAGTCGCATTTCTGCTTGGTGTTATATGCGGCAACGGAACATTCGTAATAGGGTTTTGGTTCGCTAGTGCATCTTTTGGTTTTAACATCGTATGTCACACTACCTTTGACAATATCGTAGTTGTAGGTGTTGTTAATGTTACCTTTAATTACATTGTTAGCTACTTCTTCCCCTAAAAAACCGGCAATGTTACCGTCGCCTTTTGTAATTGAGTTGTTGATTTCTCCCATCTCGCGAGCTTTTCTCCAAGCCCTCTTTTTCATTTCTTGTGTTATTTCTATTTCAATCATTAGAGTTCTTCAATCCTTTTAGATTTATCGTCTATGACCAAATCTAACGCAGGTTTGATATAGTCTCCAGCGGTTCCCGTTGATAGGTCGTGAAATTTGCAGCCCCAAGACTCCAACTGTTCCCAAGTATATTTGTAATAGTCTACTCCAGAAACCGAACCTCTAGCCGTCCAGTAAATAACACGCCACCCCTCGTCGTAAAGTTTGTTAATCTTAGCAATGTTTCCTTTGTTTGGTTCTGCTAAATCATAGCGCCTTTTTTCGGAATAAAAGGCTATGGTTTCATCAATGTCTACCAATACTAATTTTTGTTCACCGTCTTCGGCAAACCTTTTCGCTTCACGAAAATGCATTTTATCTTCTCACTATTATCCGGGTGCCTCGTAATATCCCACTTCAAATCCGTCTCTAGTACATCTTTCTACTGTATCATCATGACCAAAAGCTTTTAGGTGCTCCTCGATATGCTCACACATCGAAATGCTGGTTCCGGGCCAATTGTTTTTGTAAAAATGACACAGCTTAGTACACTTGAAGTGAGTTCTGTTCCTTGAGATTGGTTGCGGAAATTCATTATGTTGTATTTGCTTGAATCTTTTTTCTAGCATTCCTAAAAAGCTTTCTTGATCAGACTTGTCAAAACACATGCTGAATGGACCGCCGTCCCTGATGTAAAATATAGACATTATCGCCTGTTCATATTCGGGAAACAGTTTCGATATAGCGTAATTATACAGTAAGAGTTGCGGATCTTCAAGTAGTTTTTCGTAAGTTTTTTCCTCTCCGGTGGCCCAGTTGAGCCTTCTGCCGGTTTTCCAATCTATAACCTCTATTACCCCATCGTCAACTTCCGTTACCAAGTCTATCGTTCCCTTGATTGCTAACTGACCGTTAACAACCTCACCGTTCGGCATTTTGTACTTATATTTTGCCCAATCCGCCTCTATGGGGATATCAAATTGAGGTTCTGAAGCTACCACATTTCTGTTTCGAGGATCAAATTGACCGTCGTTATAAGAAAGGGCGTCATCAACAGACTTGGTACAGAACTTTAAATCGGCCCTAGCGTAATTATGCGTACAATTCTCGGTATAGTATTGGTAACTTAGGTCAAGCAAACCCTTGACAAACTGTTTGGTGTAGAGTTTTTTTGAGGTAAACTTTATCTCACCCAAGGCGTCATCTGTTATGGATAGTCCTGTTTTTTTATTTCTATCCTGTAGCTCCTTTTTACAGGACGCCAAACATTCCATCACCTTGTGAACAATAGTTCCTAATTGAGCCTTTTTGCCAGATATAGATTGATGTCCTAACGCATAGGTTATAAAGTATTGCATTTGGCAATAATCATAATTATTATATGAAGAGCTACGTAAATATGTTACTATCATTAATCTTCCTCATGAAATTTGTGAATACCACCTACCAAATGTGGTTTTTCATTAGGGGACTTTTTTAGTTCTTCGGGCTTAAGCTCTGTACCCATCCAGCCCCACTCCGTTAATGTTTTTATTATCTCTATGTTGGTTTCGCTTATTGATGCGTTTTGGTTATCGATAATCGCATCAAAGTTTTTGTAAGACGACAGGGCACATTCGCTTACGTGAGAATCCTTGTGATTACATCTAGTTAAGTGTATAACTTTTCCGCCCCCCTCTTGAACGGCCTGCACTTCGTTAGGGAAGCGACAGTCATCGATTACCGCAACGAGAGGCTCTTCTGCTATTATGTCCTTAATCAGCCTAGATTGCCACACGTCTTCATAAATTTCTCGACAAACGTCGGTTCCAAAGAACTGTAAAAACTCTCTGGCAGCCATTCTTCCCGGCTTATGATACTTCAGTGTTCCCTTGCTAATCAAAGACTTTATGGACTTTTGATTGGCCAACTTTATATCGGTAATAACTCCCGGCATTTCTTCCCATCTAAATATAGTCTTGGTATTTTTTTCATCATCGGTCCCATACACCTGATTTTCCTGCACTTCAAACAATCCTGTACAGATCTGCTTTAAGGGACTGGCAAAAGAATAGCTCTTGATATAAGGCCACATGCTGTAGGCAGCCCATTCGGCAAATTCCAAATCTGACCTATGGATATCAAGGAACCCCATTCCCTTTTCTTCTTCCCCG